TAGACAGCAAGACCACCCTTCTTTTGAGTGTTGAGTAGGGTGTGAGCGGCAAGTAGTGACTTACCGCTCTGTTCCAACCCTGTTATTTCACAAACACGACCAACGGGAAATCCACCATTCTTTCTGTTTGAGATGGCAAGGTCAAGGATAGTTGACCCCGTAGATACCCATTCCTTCACGATGGTTGGTGCATCATCGTCACCTTCCAAGAAGTAAGCCGTTTTGAGATTTTGAGATTTGAATTGCTTGTTGATAGTTTCAGCAATCACCCCACCGAGTTCATCGGTGAGTTCCATTTTGTTTTTTGCCATGATTGACTCCTATTAGTTGAATAGGTCGTCAAATGCGTCTTCAACTTCTGTCTTTGTTACTGTTTGCTTTGGGGCTTCAGCTGGCTTCTTGTATTCAACTTCTTCACTTTGTGATTCAGCTTCACCCAACCAAGACTGAAGATATGACTTTAGCTCTTGATATGTTGGTTCTGGATAAAGTTCTGTGATTGAAGGTTGTTCCTTAATCTTCTCGATAACGTCAGGATTGTCTGTTGCCGGTGTTTGCTTTGGCTTGATACGGATTGTTGTTTCTGCAAAGTTCTTACCAGCTTCTTCTGCCGACTTTACAGTTACTACAACATCACGACCTTCCTTCAGATCTGTAATATCACCGTAGTCAGGATCTGCGATAAAGGAAAGGATTTCTTGGTAAAGTTGCTTACCGAATCCCCAAAACTTTACACCTTCATTTTCTTGACCACGAACGATAACAGGAACGTATGTTCGCATCTTTGGTTCCAACTTACGACCCATCAACCAATCTTCCTTTGAACCTGTTTGCTTCAACTTCTCTGCAAACTCAACGATTGGGTCAGGACGACCAAATGACTGTGGTGAAACTACGGACTTCTTAATAAGATTGTAGTGGAAGAACAACTCGATGAAAGGATTTTCTCGGTTGTGTACATAAGGAACAATTCGGATTTGGTGTTCGCCGGGTTCTGGCTTCCAAATATTTGAAGTGCGGTTGTTCGCATTCTTCAGATTGTTCAAACGGTTGCGGATAGCATCAAGATTGATTGCCATATAGGTACTCCTAAAAGTTAAATGATAATTGTGAACTGATAACTGTTATCAGGTCAATTGTTAATTTGTAATACTAATATACGGAATTAAATGTTAAAAGTCAATAGGTGTTAATAAAAAACCCAAAAGGGTCAAGGAATTAACCTCGACCCTTTGGATTCTTATCGTCTGTGGTTCCTCTCTTTTGACGAGAGGCAATCCACTTTTCAAGTATAATCTTCTGTTCAGGTGTAAGAATTTCTTTGAGTGAGTTTAGGAATTGTGTATCACACCCTTGTAGACATTCACGAACCTTTTCTCTTGGAAGTGCTTTTAGTCTTTCTTGTGTTGATTTCTTGAGTTGAGCCAATTCACGTCTTGCGACTTCTTTTGTGATTGTACCGGCCTTTACTGCGTCCTTGATTTTCTTCTCTTCTAATCTTGCGTTCATAAGAATTTCACGTTCAGCTGTCTTGAGTGTTTCGATACAAGATTGTGTACATTCTCTGTGTTGGATAAGTAATCTTTCTACAAGTGGTCTTTGTTCTGGTGTAAGATTTAAAAGACGAAGTAAGTCAACAAATGGAGTCGGTGCAACCTTCTTACCCTTGTCTGGATTTGGTCTTTCAATTGGTTGTTCTGAAATAGAACCGTCTGAATTGAATCCCATTGTTGTATACATTGCCTCTGGTTCTGTTGGACCTGTTTCTGTGTTTGAGCAACCGATGATTGCCAAAGAAAAAACGGCGATGAGCGAAAGTAGTGTTGTTTTCATATTGTCTCCTTTGATAGAACTGTTTTTTAGAGTAACCCCAATCTACGGAAAAAGTTACAGAATTCCAAATTATTTTTTGTAATCTTTCAAAGATTCTCGAACAAGACGTTTGATTAGACTTCTAAATTGTTCTTCCGTCTTTTCTTTTGGCTTTTCTTCCGGTTTTGGTTCTTCTTTTGGAGTTTCCGCTGGTTTTGGTTCTTCTGCCGGTTTTTCTTCTGGCTTTGGTTCTTCTGCGGGTTTTTCTTCTGGTTTTGGTTCTTCTTTTGGTTTTTCTTCAGGCTTTGGTTCTGCCTTTGGTTCTTCTGCGGGTTTTTCTTCTGGCTTCTCTTCGGGTGCCGGTTCTTCCTGACCAACAGAAGATTCTAATGAAGAATTTAGATTTGAATTTAGACCATCGCTGAAATTATCAAGACTGTCTTCCATTTGAGAAAACATCTCACGTTCTTCGTTTGTAAGTTTACCGTTTATCATTCTTTCAATTTTAGAAAGAACACGATTCACATCTTCCATTCTTTTATCAGACTCTTCTGGCTTCGTTGATTGGGACGAAAGAAATGCTAGGGTTTTATATAATGCTTTGATAGGCCCATTGTTATAGAATCTTTCTGATATTCCAAGTAACTGTTCTTTCTTTTCACCATACATTTCATTGGAAGCAAACCCCCTCAACATTTTGTTGATTCCCTTATTTCCCAATGTTGGAAATGCTAAAGATAACATACCACGTTGTCTTTCAACAACCATAGCCAAATCAATAAAAACCATCAATGATGTTGCATTTCCAGTTGAAAGTAATGTTGCTTCATGTATTCGTTTCATAATTTCCTCTTATGGTATTGGTGTTATCATACCTTTTGTTTTATCGAGGTAGACACTTATACTTGTTTTTTTATTGAAGAAGTGGAGTTTGTTACCGTATGGTTTCTTGTACTCGTACCCAAGTTTTTTTAGAGTCTGAACAATTTCCTGTTCTTTGTATTTGGAGACATCAATCGTACTGTTTGGTAACATCGAGATGTCTTTTAGTTGTTTACTAATATCAGAGAACACACCTTCAAATCCTTCGGCTTCTCGTATAGAAGCGAATTCTTTTCTGATTGACTCAATAATTTCGTTTGTTTCTTTTATAAGTTGAATTTCATTCATAATAATACTCTAAACAGAAAATACCATATAACATAAATATAATTGGTTTGAAGTTTTATATCGAATAAACACGCATCAATTCGATTTTGATTATCTTCAAGCCATCTGGCTTCTTCAACATCATAGTATCTCTGTAAGTTTCCCATTCTATTGGATATGTCTTGTCAAGGACACCATTGTTCAGATTCATAATCAACTCGTTGAGTGCGTTGATTGTATAAATTGTGTTACTTTCTTTTTTACGATGAACCAGAATTGAACCCGGTAAAAAATCTTTATGTGAGTCTAAAAGAACGTTGTAAGACAAAATAAGTTCATTTACCAAATTTTCTGACCTCAACAGAAAAACTTTACTGTTTAGGACTCGGAACTCATTTTTTATATCATCCAACCTTTCCTCTATCTCATATTTTTTTACAAATGTACATACAAGTTGTGTCTTCAATACCTCTCTCTCGTTTGTTCCCGAATATTTTCCATTACTGCCTTTACGATTTGCGGGTTATCAATCTTACGATTCAAAACCTCTAAAAGTTCATACATATGAGATTCATTTTCCAAATCAATTATCCCCGATGGTATTTTCTTTGACCATTCGTTTACAATTTCTTCAATAACGTCTATCATTTGATTATTCCTATAATAGTGTATGACTATAAATATGGAGTTATACTACCAAAATTCTCACCAATTGAACATTTAGTTGTCATACCATCTGTTTCAAATGCACGTTTTAGTTGCGGTATAGATTCTAATTCATCGGGTGGAACATCAAATACAAAGGCATCGTAGAGGTACATACACAATACCGTTCTTCGGTTGTTTAACAGTGGTAGAACGGTTTTTAATTTACGAACGTTATATTCCGTCTCTAATGATTGTAAGAAGTAATTGAAGACCTTATTTGGTGTTGGGTCTTCTATTTCACGGAATCTCTTATGATAGAAGTATGATTCGATATAACCCTTTTCAATATACTCTTGATATAGTTCATCAATCATTGCCTGAACTCTTTGGAAGAATGGATGTTGTAAGAATTGGTCTGTGATTGTTCCATAGATGTTTTGGAATACCCTTGACTTTACTTCGTCATATGGAATATCAAGTCCCAACTCTTCTTTTATTTCTTCGTATGGATGTTTAGTGAACTTGTAGTCGAGAATCTTTGCCAGTAGTTTTATGTGAAAGGCATCATAGTCAAACTGAACTATCTTCCCGTTTTCAAATCTGGAGTGAATCTTATTACGTGTACCATCATTTTTATTCAGGGCAGAAAAGTTGAAGTTGTTCCAAGAGTTACTTGGACGAGAAGTTGCGGTGTACCACATATAGTTTTGATTCTTCATCTCATCACCAACGGGAATCTGATTTGACTCGATGAACTTGAATGTGTTTGTAAAGTCCCCACAATAGTCAATACATTCTTGTGAAATCTTAT